GATCCCTGCCTTGACGTTGAGGGCGTGGACCAGCTCAAGGTTGGTCGTGCCTGCATAGGCGTTGGCAGCCCCAGCGGTCTCTAGGTTGGTGGTCCCGGCAAGCTGATTCAGCACGCCAGCAAGTTCACGGTATGGCATCAGACGTACTCCACGTAGTAACCGGCTGCGGTGAGTGCAGCAGCCTCATCGTTGGTAAGGGGGTGGCGATGACCACCCTCGTATATCTTAGCAATGTACGGGGACAGTGCAGTTGTCGTAACGGTTCCGTCAATGTTGTACACCGTTGAGTAGGTGTTGGGAAGCGCACCCGTGGGCCAACTAACTTCTGGCCCATAGACAATCTGACCGTTGACGTATGACGGAGGGTTCCAACCAATCTTTGTTGGGTCGTTGTTCAAGATCCACGGCAGGGGGTAGCCACTGTTTGCGTTCTCGGGGGTGGCGGTGTCCTGCACAAACGTCCCGTCCGAGAGAAGGTAGACGTTGACCCCTCGATACCTGGTTGCGTAGTGGCGGAACAAACGCACCTGTAGACCGCTTGAATCGGGAAGGTAGGGTGCAATGTCTTTGACCGTGGGTGGGGTGAAGTATGGCTTTAGCCCAACAGTGACATCAGCATCATACGCACCTACGGCATAGGCGGTGCCGTACATTATGCAGCTCGGAAGATGATCGTCACCGAGCCGGTGCCACCTGCGCCGCCGGCCTTGGCGGCTCCAGACGTGCCGGCTGCACCACCACCACCGCCGCCGCCGCCGCCTGGCTTGGTGAGCGCCGATGCTCCCGAGCTGTAGACGGATGATTCACCATCGGACCCGACGGTTCCATCGGCAAAGCCGGTGTTAGCGCCGCCAGTTACGGCCCCTCCGGTTGAAGCGCCACCGGCTCCGCCTTTGCCTCCCGTGGCGCCTGCGCCGCTTGAGGGGTAGCCGCCTGCGCCGCCTGAGGCGCCAAATGGGATAGGGCCGACGGTGCTTGAGGCCGTTGTGCTTGAACCGCCAAGGCCACCTGAACCCATTGTGAGGGAAACGTAACCGCTAGGACCGGCGGTGCCGTAAAGCCCACCGGCGCCGATGCCACCCGACACGCCCACAGAGCCGTAAGCGCCACCCAATGCCGAGTAAGTCTGACTGTTGTGAACGAACGTTGAAGCGGTGCCTCCAGAACCGTTTGCACCGGCTGCGCCGCCACCACCGCCCGCTCCGACGACGCCCGAGTAGGCCGTGTTGGCGAGGACGGGGACGACCCGAGACAGGACCACGCCAGCGCCGCCTCCTCCACCACCACCTCCGGCGGCTGTCGAGACTACTGAACCTCCTCCGCCACCGCCACCACCGACGACGATGATCTCCGCTGTCTTGGCCCACGTTGGCGTTGTGCCGCTGTAAGCGCCTGCGGTGACGTAGAAGTTGGTTTGCACCTGCGATGGGGCGACCGACACCCACGTCCCCGGAGTTCCCGCCACGGTACAGATCCAAAGCACACCGGTGGCATCCGGGACAATCTCAAACAGGTTGTGCGTGCCCGAGCTTGGAGCGCCCGAAGCAGTGCCGCCGGGAATGAACACGTCGTACGGAGTCGTAGCGTTGCCCTTGATTCCAATGCCCGAAGAAGCGTTGGTGAGTCCTGCGGTTGCTCCAGCTGCGAGCGTGCCAGCGGTCGTCTGAAAAGTCCCGTATGCCTGGACGATCGGGTAGTTGATGAGGGAAGACCCGACCCAACCGCTGTATTGCATTGAGGCGGACGGCGAAACAAATGCAAGGATTGACGTGGCTTGCGCTCCGCTGTTCTCCATCTGCCAATTGACGACCGATCCGACGAGGCGGGAAGCGTCCGTGGTCGTGTTGCTCACACCGGGCCTGGGCGTGCCGACAACAATGCCAACCGGCGGCAGTTCGACGAACGAACCCGAAGCGAAGGTGGCGTTGGCCGTGACCGAGTAGGTGTTGATCGCCGTGGCTGCCGAGGCGTTGTTGCCGTAGACCATGAAGGCTTGCTGAACGTTGACGGTGCCCGATGCTCCCGAGACTGCCACGGACGCCGAGGTCTGCGTCTGGAACGTCGTGCTCGAAAGGACTTTGGTGACGTTGGTCAGGAGCGGACCGCCGCTCGGACCTGCGCCTGGGATCAGGACGCTGCATCCCTGCCAGACCGTCGCCGTGTTGCCCGAAGCGAGCGTGACAATGTTGCTCGAGGACGTGGTGGTCGCCGAGATGGTCGTCGGGTTGACGAGGTTGACGATCTGGCCGTCCTGAACTCGCCAGTTGGTGCCCGCCGAGGTCGGCAAAGACGTGACGGTGCCTGAGACTGAGCCTGAGGTTATTCCAATGATGGCAGGGCATCCGCTAAACCCGTAGGGGATCAAGACGTTGGTGCTGGCGCCCACGGTGCCGCTTGCGTTGGGAGCGATCAGGTTGATCGACGATGAACCTACCGCCTGATACGAGGGACTCGTGAAGTAGACGCCGCCGATGAGAATGGTCGTGCCCGCCGAGATTGAGACAAGTGTGTTGGAGGCAAGATTGACCGTGATCTGCTGATTAGCCGTGTATGTGGGAGGCGATGCGGTTGTGGCTGCGAGCTTGAGGCCAGTGGTCAATGCCGTCGTCATCTTTGAGCGGAAGAACGTCCCGCCCTCGGACGAGCACCCCGGCCCAACAACGCCATTGGCGTTGATTGTGGAGTGGTACAGGAGCGCCGAGACAGTTCCTGAGCCGCGCACCATGAACGCACGAGCGCCCGGCTCGGTGATGCGCACCTGGAAGTTCTCAAAGTTGGTCCCCTCGAAGGAGTTCGTGCCGGTGGCGGCGTCAATCTCCACGCCGACGAAGCACTTGTCGACGCCTGCGCCGGCGAGGAACTTGGTCTGCTCGGTGTAGCGGGTGGTCCCGCTGACGATCAGGTTGCGGATGCGCCAGCCACGTCCGCCGGCGTTGCCCGAGGTCGGGTAGGTGGTGTCGGGCACCTGGTCAAAGTTGGCAACGTAGACGCGATAGATCCCACCGATGCCGGGACCGTGGTCAATGCCAATGTCGCCGGTGCCGGTGAGGTTGCCATTGATGGCGAAGTCGAGCACCGGGGCGATCTTGGGCGTCGAGATGTTGACCGGCCCGGAGTACCAGTACGCCGTGTCGGTCATTGAGGTCGTGACGCACGCGCCGGGAGTGGCGGAGACGTTGATCGGGTAGAACGTCGTCTGTTGCAAACCGCCGCCGAGGATCTGGATGGCACTCTGCGCCAGCGTGGTACGAGACAAGATGCCCGTGTTGAACAGGTAGCCGCCTGCCGGGAAGTAGACGGGCTTGGCTTGTCCGCTGTTGGCGAGGGTGGTGGCCGTAGACCACAAGCTCGTTAGCGCCGTCGAGTTGTCGGTGCCGAAGATGTAGACGCCTTGGAAGTCGACGGTGGCTGGCGTGGCGGTGATCGTGACTTGCGTGGACGAGATGTAGGTGGCGATGGTGGTGCGGAACCAGACGCCGTTTGTCTGCTCGATCCAGATGGACTTGCCGACCGATGCCGAAGTGAACGGTGCCGCCGAGTCGGTCCAAGTGCTGCTTGACAAGGTACCGCCCGCGCCGAGGTAGGCATCGTTGACGACGCCGTAGTCGAGGACGTTGAGGACGGACGATGAGGTGATTGCCGACGATCCGAGGCCGAGGTTTGTTCTGGCGGTTGAAGTGCTGGCAAGGTCGGAGAGGTTGTTTGCCGTCTGAGCTGCGCCCGTAATCCGGCTGTCGTCTCCTGCGGCGACGGTGCCGGTGGTCGTGCCGACGTTGAGGGCCGCCGCTCCACCGAGGCCGCTGACCTGAGACGAGGCAATCGCCACCGGGTCGGAGCCGACGACGCCGTGCGTCGAGGCGTGAGCGGTCGGCGTGCGTGGGTTGGTGACGCTGGCGTCCGTGGCGGCAAGCGGTCGCCCGCTTGTGCCGGCGGCGGAGCCTGCGTAGCGGTCGGAGTAGGTCTGCGCTGCGCTCTGCGCAGATGCGGCAGCACCTGAAGCGTCAGCGCCAACGTCGGTGTAGGTGAGGCCGGTGCCGGTCACGTCGCTCTTGGTAAGCGTGACAGCACCCGAGCGGGTGTTGAAAGTGGTAACGCCACTGGTGGAGTTGGCCTCAATGTCGGCAACGTCAGCAACACCAAATCCATGCGTCCACTGGCTACCGACCACCCACTGTCCAGCAGTGGTTCCATCACCTGCACGAGTAATCGTGGCAAAAGTAGAACCAGCCGTGTGAGCGGTGACGTAAACGTTCTCCGAGCTGGTGATATTGCCGTTGGGGTCTACCCCATACAAACAGATCAGGGCAACATTGGGAGATGCAACCGCACCAAGTCGTGCAAGACCAGGAGACGAGATAGTGGTGGTACCAGTATCAAGGGCCGCGTCCAACGCACCCTTGACGGCATCAAACCGCAGACGGGCCATGTAATCTCCTAGTAGGAATCAGTGTCGTTGGTCTGCTCGGTCCCGCCTTCGCCCTCAAGCTTGGGGTCGGGGATGCCGAAGAAGTCACCACGGATGTCCCGTGGCTTGAAGTTGATTGAGAAGGACGCACCGCAAGAGGGGCAGCCATCGCCGCACGCCTTACCGCAAGTGTCCACCTGAGACTCGCGCATCAGACCTCACGCACCTTGAACGGGAAGCCGTGAACCTCGTTGGGGGTCTTGACCCCGTTGGCCCAGGAACCGTGCGAGTCGGCAGAGATGTCCTGAATGACCACCGGCTCCTTGAGCTGCCAGTTGTCGTCTGCCGGACGCATCTTCCCACCCATCGCACGGACGTTGGGGAAGGTGTAGTCCTTGTTCATGTGGCCGGAGAGATCCTCAGCCGTGGCAATCTTGGTGTCCTCGACGCGCTGTGGGGTCATCGGTTGGGCTTGCCCTTCATAATGACCTTAGCGCCCATGAGGGGGTCGCCAAGGTGCGAGCGGGTGGGGTTCGGGTTGAAGTTCGGAAGCATGGTGATCTTCGTGAACTTGCCATCGTCCTTCATGTCCACACGACCATCGGCAGCCATTGCGCTGTCCATGTCGTGCGTCATGCCGTACTGAGCGTTGTTCGCCGCAGCACGGTCGGGACGGTAGCCGGGGAGAGGAGTACCGGGCATACCGGCAAACTCAGGTCCACGCTTCTCGCCGTTGCCGGTTGGTGAGCTGACGCCCATTTAGTTCTCCTTCGGGGGGTCGTAGGAGGAGGGGGGGACTGACTTGTGGCCCTTAGCGTGCGTGTGGAGTCCGCATGAAAGGCACTGGTAGTGATCCGTGCCTGCCATGATGTCGAACGAACCACAGTGCGCACACTGTTGAACCACGTCAGTCCCCCCCTTCTAACTACTGGTCGATTGCCGGGTCGCTGTAGGTCAGGGACGAACCGGACTCGATGCGCTGCACCGACGCCTGACGGTAGATGGCGTAGCCACCCAGCCAGTACCAGCCCCACGGCACGAAACGGCGGAGGTAGTCGGTGATCGGACCGGGGACCACATGCGGGGTCTCGGTGTTCCCATCGACCATGCTCCACGCCTTTGCGAGCGACTGACGCCCGACGCAGAGGGTGGCGTAGACGTTCGCACCCACGGTTCCGGTGGACGAACCGCCACCCTGGAACACTGGCGAGCGAGGGGTCTCAATGAAGCGGAAGCCCTCGAAGGCACCCAGCTCACCGGCCCAAATCTCACCAGGCTGCGAGTAGGTGTGCGGGTCACGCCACGCAGCCGAGCCGGTCTCCGACGTGAAGTCGTAGGCCACGTTCGGGTGGATGTAGGCGGTGTAGAACCCGTTGAAGTTCGGGACGTTCTGCGAGCGCAGACGAGCCTTCGCAGCACGGACATCGGCAGCCTTGAGAGCGTCGGTGCTGGCGATGCTGGTACGGGCGGTCTTGCCGTTCGTGTAGGCCACGTTCGTTCCGGCCTTGAGCACGTCACGGGCAACCTCGTCAATCGAGACACCAGCGTTGTAGCCGATGACGTTGGCGACGATTGGGTCCACCTCGACGTAGCTCTCACCACGCAGGGCAGCGGTGGTCAGCACGGCGTTACCGTACTCAGCGAGCGTCACGGTGACGGTGCTCTCGGAGATGGCCGAGGGGGTGACATCCGTGCTCTCGGTCAGCGGGGACGAGGCAATGCTCAGGTCCGAGATGATCGGGAACACAACGGACGAACCGGGCATCGACTGGTTCGTGGGCTTGATGTCAGCCACGTTGTCGAAGTACAGCTCAGGACGGAGGGCGAATCGAGCCATCCGGTCGTACGCCTGCTGCGCAAGACCAATGGTAGTCGTAGTCGCACCCGTGGTAGTCATGGGTGGCGTGTAAGCCATTGGGGGACTCTCCTATGAGTCTAGGATTCCCCGGTTAGTTGCTTGTTGGGAAAACGCCACTCTCGGCGCCCGTGGAGCGAATGATCTCCATGATCTCGTCTGCACTACCGGCACCCTCCATCGCTGCAAGAAACTCCTGCATGGGGCTGGGGCCAGAGTTGCTGGTTCCCGTTGCACCTGCGATGCTGCGGTGACGCTCAAGCTCCTCACGAACCGGGTCAATGCGCTCCTGGTCGCTGGCATTGCTTCCGAAGATTCCGTACTCCTCGGCGGTCTTGCGGATCGCCTCGGGGTCGGTGTCCCCATCGTATGCCTTGCGAAGAAGTGCTCCAACGCCAGTCTCAGGAATCCCTGCCTTGGTGAAAGCCAACTCACGCTTGAGCTGCATCACCTCGTGCTTGGCATCCTCGGCCTCTCGTGCTCGCTCCTTCGACTTGCGAAGTTCGGCCCGAATGTTGGGGTCAAGGCTACCGGAATCCTGATCGTCGTAGAACTCGTCAGACTCACTCATGTTGATCTCTCCATCCCTTACGCATACTCACCGGAGGAAGTGAATACGGATAGTTGGGTAAGTTGGCATCTACACAATGGGGTTGCCGAGTCCCATCGGGCAGCGGCCTTAGCTCACGGACCAGTCCGGCCAAAGCTCCACTAGACGTAAGTGTATCAGAAAACGCTACAGCGTGTGTCTACTTGCCGGTGCCTTCGCTGCTGGCAGAACCGATACCGAGTCCACCCGAGGCGTTCTGTGCGTAGCCACCACCACCCTGCAAGCCTGCGGTGCGTGCCTGAGAAGCCAGCTCGATTGCACGCTGAGCCTCAGCCTGTGAGCCGACACCCGGCTCCTTCAAGCCTGCGAACGTGCCGGCAAGGATCTGCTGCTGCGAGACCGTAGCCTGACCACGCTGACCGATCTGCGCCTGCTCCAACGGCTGTTCACCTGCGGCCTTGGCAAAGCCCGTCTTGTAGGTGTCCATGCCATACCCACCAGAGGTCATCTGCTTGGACAACTGCTCGGCAGTCTTTTGATCAAGACCATTGAACTTGGCGTTGTGCGCCTCGGTGTTGATCATGGCAGCCTGGACTTCCTTGACGATCTGCTGCTGTCCATGCTTGGGCGACACCATGTAGGCGAGGAGGTGTCCGGGCTTCACGCCGTACCAATCCTGCAACGTCTTTTTGATGTACGGATCGGCGTTCTTGACCATCTCGTAGCCCTTCTGCAAACGAGCGGCAAGGTTGCCCTGATACACACCGTTGGAAATCAGCTTCCCCATCTCCTCGGGGGTCAGCATCTTGGTAGGGATGCCCGAGTTGGCAAACTGGTCCTGAATGTCCATCTTGTGATTGAGGTACTGGTTCTCCGTCATGTCGAGACCCTTGTTCTTGATCTCATCCATACCGGGGAACGCAGCCTTGTACTCAGGGGTTTGTCGAATCTGCTGCATGACAAGGCCGGCGTTGAGGTGGTAGCCGGGGTCAGAAATCATCTGCCACGCTTGATCAGAAAGAGATTCAAGCCCCCATGCGCCCAAGTTTCCAAGCACCTGCGAGTAAGCAGACAACTCCGCACTGGCAGTCATGTCCTGCGCACCGGGACCGGAACTGCCAAAAACAATAGTCGGGTTGGAAGATGGACCCGATGCTGAGTTACTAGGACTCCTTCTAGTACCGGTGGCTAGGTCATATCCGCCTTGCGTCGGGTACAGCGTGAACAGGCTTGTCTTGGCACCACCCGCAGCAGCGTATGCTTTGCGGATTACGTCAATCTCTTGACCAACATTGCCAGACGGAGATTGATTGGTAAGCCAGTTGTAAGCAGCAGCAAGGTCTCCTGGGTGCCGAGCAAGATTGCCAAGAAAGACATCAAGTGAATCGGCATCGTAGAACGTGCCACCGTTGTAAATCTTCCCTTCCGGCGCACCGGACAGACTGTAGACAGCGGTGCTTCCACCCCCACCAAGCAAAGATGGCGGAGGAGGCGGCGGCGCTCCACCGCCTGATTTCTTGTTAGTTGCAGTCATTACTGCTGACCCCCTGGCGAACTGAACGCCTGGTTGATGATCTGGTTGAACTGAGCTGCACGCTCATGCGCCTGTGGTGACTTGTCCCAGCCGTGGCCGGGGTGAGTCATCAGATGCTTCCTCCACTCATCAAGCGTCATGGGGATGGGTCGATTGGTCTTGGGGTCAATACCGCCCTGTAGTGCAGCACCCCACTTAGGGTCAGACCAGTTCGGCTCCGACATCACGGGACCGAGAACCTGCTGCGCCACCTGAATGTACGGGTCAAGAAGGATGCGGGTCGGGATGCCTGCTGCGATCTGTGCAGCAAAGTTCGGGTACATGCCCTGAGCAACTTGCTCGGCGTACTTCTTGAACTCCTCGGGACCAGCCTTGGCCCACGACTTGATTGCCTGATCCGAAAGGGGAATCACATAGTCATCGGCAATCTTCTCAATCTCACCCTCAGCGCCTTTGTGAGTTGGTGCCTTGGTGGGATCGGTTGGGATGTCGGGGATGCCGGGAGCACCCTCAGTCGGGGCAGACGAATCCATGCCCTCAGTCGGGGCGGGTGAATCCATCCCCTCAAAAGGGGTGTCGGGAAGCGCCGGAGGTGTAGGAGTATCAGCCATACCTATCCAAGATTGTAGAACAGGGAGAGGATGCCCTGCTTGAGTCGGGGGTCATAAGCAATCCACTCATCCATCCACTGCTGCCACCAATACTGAGCATCAGCGGAGTTGGTGCGACCGGATCGAATGGCAAGCTGCAACTGCTGGTAGACACCGTTACGGTTGTCGGTTCCCATGATCTGATTCCTCAGCTCCATGAGTCCCTGCGTCACGGGATCGTTGGGGGTCTTGGCAGCCATGTCAGTGAACTGTGCAATCGCCTGCAACTTGCGGGTGGTGCCTTGAGACGAGTTGTAGTTGGACAGCCAGGTGTTGTTGTAGTTCTGGCCGTACCAGTCAATCATGCTTTGCCGCCATTTGT